ACTGTAACAACTATTTTAAGTAATAATGCCAGCGGATGGGGGTATGTTGGAACAGAAACAAATCATCCTTTTTTATTTACTACCAATAATACAGAAAAAGCAAGACTTACCGCTGCAGGTCGCTTACTTTTGGGAACAACTACCGAATCAACTTTTGAGCTTGATGTAGTGGGTGATATCCGTTCTACCTTAGATGCCAGAATAAACGGATTGACAGTAGGTAAAGGAGGGGGAAGCGTTTCAACAAATACTGCGGTAGGAGTTGAGGCAATCAATGCAACTGCAACAGGAGCAACAAATACGGCAGTAGGTTATAGAGCATTATTTTCACTAACATCAGGGGCAGGAAATACTTCTATTGGAAATCAATCAGGTCGCTTAATTACAACAGGAACAAGAAATACAGGCGTTGGTTATTTTTCATTATTTAACTTAGCAGGAGGGAATAGAAATGTTGCTATCGGTTATGAATCATTAAACGGAACAACATCGGGGAACTATAATAATGCTATTGGAGATGGTGCAGGATATGACGTAACAACAGGAGAATTTAATACAATAGTTGGTTACAATACAGGGCGTGGAATAACCACAGGAAGCAATAATACAATTATTGGAGGTCAAGTTTCAGGTCTCTCCTCTTCCCTCTCCAATACAATCATATTAGCAGATGGACAAGGGAATCAGAGGTTGTATATTGATAACATTGGAGAGGTAGGAATTGGTACTACTTCCCCATCAAGCAAACTTCACGTTGTAACAGGTAACGTAGATGGTATTCGTGTCGAGAGTTCCGGAAGCGGATATTTGGAAACTGGAAAAACTGGTGGCGGAAGATATCGTTGGGCAAATGATTACACTGGAGCGAATATGTTGGAGCTTCAATATGGAGCTGCGGGTGCAACACCTACCACAACAAGGATGAGTGTTTTTTCTAACGGAAACATAAACGTTGGAACAAACATTGACCAAGGATATAATTTCTTTGTCAACGGAACTACACTAATAGGCGGAACTGAATTGCGTTTGAATAATGCAACAACAGGAGTGATAAACCTTTATTCCAATACTCCCGAAATCAGATTTTTTTCGGGTGACCCAACTGGTTATCGGTTATATAGGTCAGGAACTGCAATGATTTGGAATGCTGGTGGAAGCATAAATTTACAAATATCAAGCAATGATGCCTATAGTTTATCTGCTGCGAATGGTCATTTGTTCAAATCAGCAATTTCGGGTAGTGCTACATTGGCAAGATTAGATACAGGTGGTTCATTAAGTATAGGTAAAAGCAATACTGCGGCAGTAGCTTCTTCTATTTTAGAACTATCAAGCACCACAAAAGGTTTCCTACCTCCGAGAATGACTACAACGCAAAAGAACGCTATCTCTTCTCCCGCAGCAGGGCTTGTTGTATATGATACAACATTAAATAAACTATGCGTTTATACTACCGCTTGGGAAACAGTAACAAGTTTATAATCTCTTAAACTAAAATAAAATGAAAACAATTCAATCAGTAAACGTATGGGTCAACGGAGAAGTAAAATCTGCAACTAAGTTCAATATGAACTCTGTTTTTGACAATCTGGAAAGCTCCGCTTCTTTTTACTACGAACTTCTTTCAGTAAGTGAAGATGCAGAAGGTAATGAAGTTCTGACTCAGGTCGCTCAGGGTAACCTGTCTTTGGAAGCAGATTCTTATCTTGATTGGGATGGTTCAAATGATGCTGCCTATATTTGGGGTGCAAATCAGTTGAGCCTGACAATTATCTAAGTTTATCTATTTACTAAAAATACCTAATATGACACTCAAACTGCACGAAGTAATCAATCTCTACTACGAACTTAACGGAGTAACGAAGCAAACAAAAGAGGGAAGCGAAGTAGTTAGCCTCGGTATCCTGAAACAGAAAATGTCCTTAAAGAGTAAGGTCTATCTGCAAAGATTGAACAAAGTAGTATCCGATGAGGTTAAAATCTACGAGGATACTAAAAAAGAACTATTCGAAAAGTACGGAAAGCAGGAAGGGGATTCTATGTTTATCCCTGCTGAAAGTATCGAGTCGTTCAATCAAGAGCATTTCGATTTACTGACCGCAGAGAAGAGCATCGATGTATCTACTCTGTGGGGCACTGACCTGACTTTAGAGGCATTGGAAACTATCGAGACTGATGAATTCTATCCTCAATTATTTGACTTGATAGATAGTAAGAAATGACAGATTTAGTATTGTTTTTAGTAGGTCAAGCCATCGCTATATTAGTTGGCTTGATTACTATTTACACGAAGATTACTCTTAAACTTAAAGAGTTAGAGATTAGAGTAACTATGATTGAAAAAGAGGATGACTACATCAATCAGAAACTCGATAAGATTGAGAGAGCGATTAACAACATCGCTATTCAATTACAAAACAAAAAAGACAGAGAATGAGCAAACTATCTTTTGGTTGGAAGCACTACTTCAAGCCTACTCCTAAGAGGATGAGAGTCCTCGGAGATTCGTTAGCAGCCTCTGGTACATTCGGAGCAGGGATAATTGTTTTGAGTGGTCACCCGATTTTGGGTACTATTGTAATGTGTTTAGCGGTAGTAGGTAAATTCATCTCAAACTTTTTTACCGATGAACCTCAAGCAGATTGATTTTCCTATCACTCAGTATCTTAGAGAAGAGCATCCTAAGAAGCAAATTTACCTGCATCATACCGCAGGTAGGTCTAATGGAGAGAATACCTTTAAGTGGTGGGCATCCAATCCTGAGAGGGTAGCTACGTGCGTTTGTATCTCTGGACTCGGTGCAGTAGATGGGCAAATCGTACAAGGTTTTTCCTCTAAGTATTGGGCTTATCATTTAGGGATCAAGCGTTCTGTATTCGATGCTTACGGAGTTCCTTATACTAATTTAGATAAGTATTCTATCGGTATTGAAATTTGTAATTGGGGTCAGTTATCTTTCACAGGTGGTAAGTTCTACAACTATGTAGGAGGAGAAGTTCCTGAGAAGGAGGTTATCAAATTAGATGTTCCGTATAAGCGACATATCTACTTCCATAACTATACTGATGCTCAGATAGAGAGCGTGCGTCAGTTATTGGTATTATGGAATCAGCGGTATAATATACCTTTGAAGTACAACGAAGATATATGGACTGTTACTCAGAGAGCATTAAGAGGAGAGGCAGGAGTCTTTACTCATAACTCTGTGAGAGCAGATAAGATAGATATCTATCCTCATCCTAAGATGATTCAAATGCTGAAAAGCTTATGAGAAATTGGAAAAACGATGCCACAAATGTTATCCTATTCGGATACATAATTTTTATACTTTGTGCATTGATTTGTCTCTGCTCTTGCAATCCTGTTAAGCAGGTTCTAAAGGATAAGGAGAAGCTCGACAAAGTCGCTGAAGTAGTAGTTAAGTCTGGCTATTGTGCGAACGATACTACGATAATTACGAAGAGCGATACTACTATTTTGCACGATACTACTTACGAAACTAAAATAGAGATCAATGAAAAAAGAGACACGCAGTACATCCGTATTCCGAAAGTTATCACTCGAACTATCACTATTCGTGATACGATTAAAAATGTGGTGGTTGATAATGCTCGAATCAATCTTCTGCAAAAAGAAATAAACGCCTACAAAGAATCTACCTACGAACTGAAAGAAGAGTTATTACATTGGAAAGAATTAGCTAAGAAAAGATGGTGGAATCTTTGGGGTCTGATTATTTTATTCAGTATCTACATTCTACGCAAACCTATCTTAAAGCTAATAAATGTTGCAATCTAAAAGAAGGAGACTGTACTTCGATATAGAAACATCTCCGAATATCGGAATGTTTTGGAGTGCAGGCTACAAACAAAACATCGACTACTCCAATATCATTAAGGAGAGAGCGATAATCTGCATCTGTTACAAGTGGGAAGATGACCGCCAGGTTCACGGCTTAACGTGGGATGAAAACCAAGATGATAAAGCTATGCTCGAAAAGTTTATCGAGATAGCAAACCAAGCCGATGAATTAGTAGGACACAACGGAGATAAGTTCGACCTTGCTTGGATTCGTACTCGGTGTTTGTTCCATCAAATCTCGATGTTCCCGAAGTACGTTACTATCGATACCTTAAAAGTGGCTCGTAGTAAGTTCCGATTTAACTCTAATCGGTTAGACTACATAGCTAAATACTTAGGAATCGGACACAAGATTAAGACCGACTTTAATCTGTGGAAGAACATCGTACTGCATAAAGACCAAAAGGCTCTTAATTATATGGTCAAATATTGCAAGATGGATGTAAGTCTTTTGGAGCAGGTGCATAAAAAATTATCCACTCACATTGATAGAAAGACCCATTACGGAGTTATCTTCGGTCAAGATAGAGGGTCTTGTCCTGAGTGCGGTTCTGATGAGTTAGTAATTTACAAACGCAGAACGAACGCTTCTGGACTTAAAAAGATTCAGTATAAGTGTAAAGTCTGTCATCACTATCACGATAAAACCGACAAATGAGTAAGATATTAGATGAGGTTATTCAGGACTTCCGTAATCGAGAAGAGAGAGGATTTAAGAAATACGGAGTTACTATGGATCGTGATGATTTGCTTTCTCACGAGTGGATACAACATTTAATAGAAGAATTACAAGACGCTATTTTATATTTGAAGAAAATACAAACACTACAAAATGGGACACAAAGACACACCGATTCTCAAGAAGCAAATTCAGGAAATGTTGAGCAAGCTCGAAGCAGCGGAGAGATTATCAATCCTTGAGCCTCTGTGTGAGAAGTATAGAAAAGAAAGCCGACAGAACATCGAGAAAGACCTTCGAGAGTTCAAAACAAGAAAAGGAATACCACGAATTAAAACTGATTACTGATGGAAGTAGATGAGCAAATACCAAACTTTACCACTCCGCACGAAGATATAGGAGCAGCCTTCAATGCAATTAATGCTATATCCGAATATGATATGGGTTTATGCGATGAAGAAGAGCGAATGATTCTTAAGGAGATTAAGTTAATGGCTCTCTATATTATCCATATCGGTATGCGTGAAATCTATAAAAGTAACTTCTATGACACAGAAGAAGAATCCGCATAAGGTAATCCATCGGAAGTTAGGGAAGGAGAGAGCCTACGGACTCGCCCACACAGAAGATAACATAATGGAGTTAGATGAGCGATTAACTGGATATCGGTATATGCTCTACGCATTACACGAACATTTCCACCTAAAGCATCCCGACTGGTCAGAAACCAAGATAAGGCAGGAAAGCTCTAAAACGGCTCGTTTCTTGTGGGATATGGGGTTTCGGTACGTTGACCTTAAATAGGCTCTTAAATCGCCTCTAAATGCGTCTGAGAAGGTGTGAGATATCTTCAGCATCCTCGATAAACAACATCCCTACTAATTTGGGTATTTTTTGAGTATCCTCGAACTCGGTAGTATGTGGCATTTCCCTTGAGTAAAATTCTGGTTCTTTTACTTTGTGCAGGTCAAATAAAAATATACCTATCGGAGTGGAGTTGATGTAGTAAACTTTGTTACATTTTATCAGCTTATCCCATTTGATTTTCTCGATTAAAAGAGTAGTGTAGTGCTTATGTCTGCACTTCAGTTCTATCGTTAAATCGTACTTAGGAGAGTAAGCATCTCGGTAGCTGAATTGGTCAGTCTTTTGCAGGTCGGGTATTACTGACTTGATTAGGTTAAAGAGTATTTCTTCGTTCATTGGAAGTAGTGTTTGAACCAATTATCAGTACCGCAGATAACTCCTATCCATCCATCGGGGTTACTATTCCTTCTTTCTTTTGCTTTTACTTTTTCGCATTGAATACAATGGGGAGAGTAGTAGTTACCACTCTTGATAAAGTAAAAATCTCCTGAGTGTTTATTCTGCTTACAGATAGTGCATTTTTTCATTTGGTTAAATTATAGATGATTAAAAGAATGTCCGCTAAGTTCTGAGCCTCTTTGCCTTCGTAGTATTTGTATGCGTAAGGCTTGAAGTTTATTTGCTCTTGATCCATTTCTTGATACGCTCCCTGACTTTTGTAGGCAGCGATTATTGCTTCGCAGACTGTACGTATAGACTTAAACTTTCTGTACGTATTAAGGAAGTTCTTTCCATCCTTTTGATACTCGTTAGCGTAGTAGAAGCTCAGGTTAATTAGATGCTGCTCGTATGTCATAGCGTATAGATTAAACTAACTCCGTTTTCTTTGCAAGCCTTGAAGTAATTACCTACTGCGGTTTGTTTTGCATAGGGTACGTGATAGTTCTTGGCTATGTAAGGAGTACAGGAATCTCTGTCGATTCGTTGGTCGAGGCTTAACCTATCGTAAATGTCAGGATGGAATAGAGTTACATCTCCATTATTCAGATAGTTTACATAAGCCTTATTAGTCTCTCTCATCCATTGCTCAGGACTTGTAGGATATCCGATGTCTGTTATTTGTAGGCTCGGATTAACGAGATGCTGATTCAGATATCTGTCGCTTTGCGAGTTATTGTTAGTAAACTTACTAACCCAACTTAGTAAAGTGCGAGGATCAAGCGAGTAGTAATCTCCGTAGTCTCCGCATACTCCATTCTCAAAGCACTCTATTACCTGCTTCATTGTGAGTTCTGGATAGCGAGTTCTTATTTTACGGATAACTAAATCCTCGGTCTCTTCGCTTACTTGCTTGAATGTTCTTAAATAGTCAAAGGCTGCGTTGCTCATATCTCAGTAAATTTTCGGTTCTGAATTTCGTTTAGTTTCTCTTTGATTGATTCGCTGCGTACTTTAGATTCAGGTTTGATTCGATTAAGCCAGGTGCTTACAGATGCTCTCCAAGACTTCATCTTATTTCTGCCTATCATCCATCCGTTAGACTCGTAGTAGTTTATGAATTTCTCTGCTTCGATTTTACACTTTTGAGCATCGCTTAACTTCTCCTTCATTTCGTTATAGACATCGGTATAACTCGGTGCGTTGAAGCTTTGAGATACTTTCTTAACTTCGATAGGTAGGTTATACTTCTCAAGAATCGAAATCACTTTAGCGTGAATCGGACTTGTAGGATTTAACTTACCTCCGTATTGGAAGTCTATAAATCCTTTGCAGAGAATCTTTCCATCGGATAGCTTCTCGAACTGTTCTCCATCATCGACTAAGAGTAGATCATCTTCATCTACTTGCTCTCCGATATAAACGGAAGCGAGAGTATAATTCGGATGCCATAGACCTGCTATGTCGCACTTATCTCTAACGTACTTTACAAAGCATTTCATCTTAGGGGATAGAGACATAAACCAAGACTTATCCCATATCTCGGTATCAGTAAATCGTTTAGCCATTTTTTTCATTTTGGTATTGTTCAAAGGTAGAAAAACTATTCGTAACTATATCCTGCTGAGCTTTTTTATATCCATCATTCCAAGCCTCTTTTAATTGTTCTTGCTCAAGACTTAGGGCGGTTTTCAAAATATACTCAACATCTTTAACTGAATCATCTAAAGATTTTATATCTGCGGATGAATGTATCTTAGTTAATTCACTAAGCATCCAAGTACATATAGTTTGTTTCATACGTTTGATTTAGGTAATACGATAAAGTTTTTATATGGCACTCGTTGAATCTTAATGTGTGGTGGATATTGTTTAGCTACTTCGAGAAGATTGTTATAGTAACTCATAAAGACTATATCATTATTCTTAATGTAGTTCTTTATTTTGGTGTAGTGGTAGCTTATTACGGAGTGATCGTTATATCCGATAAGCCTTGCTATTTGAGTTAAAGTTACAGGGTAATTATGATATATGTAATGTCCGAGAGCCATCCGCATAGTTGATAGACTTACTGGCCCTATTACTTTTCTTTTCTTGCCTCCTGATGTTACGAATAAATCTTTGCGAGTGATTCCATAAGACTCGCAGTATTTATCTACGAGTTCGATTAGTTGTTTAGTTTGTTCTTGGTTCATTTGTAGTGGTTTATTATTTCTTCAAGTTCGCTTCGTGTCCATTTCTTTAATGGATTATCTAAAGCATATTCTTCTAACTCCTTTACGAACTCTTCTCCGTATCTCGATACAAGTCCTAAGCGGTATCTAATAAGATTACCTGAGAGGAACATATTGCACCTGATACATTGACCATTCGTGTTGTAGTATGCTAACGAATCAGGGAGACCGAATCTTAGTCCGCTATGTTGACCTTGTGAATGATAGTGTCCTGCTTGCTGAATCTCTGATCCGCAAGATATACATCCAAAGTCTTTATCTCTTTCTCGAACGTGAGCGTTGAACTTTTCCTGTGCTTTCTTTAATAGCTTCGGGAGCGGGGTTAACTTTTTCTTCGGAGAGTTTTTCATAGCGTACAAAGAAACGGTTTCCTTGATTGTTTACAAAACATAAGTCGAGTTCTTTTCTGATTACTTCTACCTTATCGCCTTTGCGACCATAGACTATTCGAGAAGCTGCTCCTATTATGTCCTCAGTTAGATACATTAAAAGGGTAAATCAGATTTCTTTTCTTTCGGCTCATAGGTATCAACTGAGACCTGAACGTCTTTACCGAACTTATCTGGCTCATTAAGCAGGTTGATGTTTAGCTTAATGAACTTTGATCCATTGTACTCTTGGATGTAATCCTTAATCTTGTCAGGATTGATAGTGATTTGAAGCCAAGTGTCGTTTTTCTTTTTACCGCTTCCGCAGTAGATTTTAGGTTTCTTTTCCATTTTATTTTGATTGATTGATTAAAAAGTTGGGGGACTTTCACCCCCTTTAGTTTAGCGGTACTTCGCTCTAAATTCGAGAGCAGCTTTCTTCGTGGCGAAGTTCTTAGAAATCTGCTTTCCTTTTACTTTAAGACGTACTCGGTATGAGTTTCCGTCTTTCGAGATGTTCGCAGCTACGCTGCGGTAAGTGGTGCTTGCCATAGTTTAGGCTTTAGGGGTTAAGAAAATCAGTAAATATCTTCATCTTCTGATAGGATTTCATCCCAATCAAGTTCGTAAGCTTCTTTCAAAATTCGTTTAGCGAGGTCAGAATCTTTATCGACTCCGTTCCAATTCAGAACATCTAATCGGAAAAATCCTTGATGCGGTATGTGGTGAAGGCTTGCAGGTTCAGAATCTTCCCAATCTACTTCGACTAATAAATCGTAAGGAGTGCAGACTTCTGTTCCATCTTCCTGCTCATCCCATAGTTCGACTGTGATGTTTAGCTTTCTCATTTTAGTTTTTTGATGTGGTTAGATATTTCTTTTTGCGTTGGGTTAGTTACCTGGTCTAAAGGTAGCTGTAAATCTTCAAGCCTGAACTGAATCTTTTGGTAAGTTTCATAGTTAACGCACTTCTCGATAGATTCGAAAGCTGAATCTCTCTGCTCTTCGGTTAATGATGTCCTAAATACTAAGTTACGTAGTATCTGCTTTTCTGAATCGGTAGGTACTTCGTGCTTATTTGTAGCGTCAGAGTCGGCAGTATCATCGATGGCGAAAAGACCATTCAAAGCATACTTCCGAGCATAGGAAGATGCTGCTCCTGTTACCTGTGATCCATCCATTCCTTTCTTAACTTCTTCTTCTCTTGCGTAGGCTACAGACTCATAGGTCTCTGTTCCGTTAGATATCTTAGCGGTGGCTTTGATATAAAAGCGGTTGCCTAATACGACTACTTCATCGGTGAGAGTGAGGTAGAATCCAAGCGGATTGATTATTGGCTTTACTGCCTCTACGATATCCTCACAGGAGCGATACTTGTACTTGCCGAATGAATTAAATTGTCCCTTCGGTGCTTTGATTAAAGATTGAATTTTTGCTAACATATAGGTAGATTGATATTTGAAAAAATAAGGAGGGGGAGACCAAACCAGAACATTCAAAAAACTCCCACCTCCTGTCTCGCCTCAGATTAACGACCTCAGCGAGATGGTCTATTTCTTTGTTGATGGATGTATAGTAACCATTCCGAGAAGTTCTTAGGCTCGTTTATTTTTGGTTGAGCCTTTATCTTGATTAGTTTATCTCGGTGGATATATCGCATCCAAGCGTTGAACTTATCGCACTCTCTCTGGTTCTGTTCCATAGCTTGAGTATTGAAGATCAAGACCAAAAGATACACCACACCCGAATAAATCCGATGCTAACTTCTCAGCACCGAAACTATCTGGATATTCAATCTCTACATCATACATATCTCCACTTTGTCTTTGAGTAACTGAATTGATTTTAATGAAAGCGAAATTGTAATTCTGAATGTGCTTTGCTCTTTCAGTCGATGCGACAGGAATTTTGATAGTCATTGTTTTTGGTTTTTAGCGTTATTAAATACTTCGTTCCAATAGTTTTCCCATTCCTTTTTATCCTCTTGTCGGATAGTCCATATCTCGTAAAGAATCTTGAGGTAGAATCCGAAGATAAGCAAAATAACTGAGTAGATTAGAATCTCTTTCATAGCTGCTCAAGTTTAGAGGTTAGGAATAAGATTACTGCGAGAATGAGTAGGAACAGTCCTGGGTGTAGGTCTTTTTGCTTTTTCATTGGTTTAGTTTTAGTGGCTTTCGCCGTTATTGATAGAACAAATATAAAGCGACTTGTACACAATTCCAAATTTTTGGGCAACTATTTTTTAAGAAAGTTGCCGAAATCAGCGTATTTTACTGAAAATCAAGCATTTAGGTTTCAAAGTATTTTTGAAAATAGTATTTTAATACCTATTTAATAGGTATGTAGTAGGGTATCCAGTACCCTATAAGCATAATAAGAATAAGAAGTATAATATAAAGTAGAATAAGAAGATAAGGACAAGGAGCATTTTTGAAACATTACATCGGTTACATTCGAATCGTGAACCGAACGGACATTATAACGGAACTGTACCTATCGAAGGACATCAACGAAGCTATCGGTAAGATGAAACCCTACGAACTGCAAGGGGATTTATTGCAAGAAGTTTTCCTTGTGTTGTGCGAGATGGATGAGGAGCGTTTACTGAAGATGTACAAGGATGGATATCTGAAGTATTTTGTAGTCCGTACAATCGTGAATATGGCTAAGAGTGACCGAAGTAATTTCGCTCGGACATTCCGCAAGGTTTACGAAGAGGTGGGCGATTTAGGATCAGTAGAACCTTACGATGAATCTATAACCGAGAAGCTGAATGCTTCAATGGAAATACTCCACTGGTACGAGAAAGAAATCTTTAGGCTATTCTCTGAGACAGGTAATCTCCTACAGGTTTCAAGAGATACGAAGATTCCGTATAGGTCGCTTCTAAAAACCATTAAGAAAGTAAAGACTTTACTCAAATACAAAATACGAAATGCACACGATTAGTATCATCTTAGCTGCTAACCTATTTACGTTCTATGCGATTACTCAGTCTCGTTTATTCGAGAAGTGGGGATGGAACTTTAAGCCGTTTACTTGCCCTCTGTGTTTAACCGCTTGGATAGGTCTTGCTTTGTTCCTATTACCTGATTTCGTTACCTACGGAACTTTGGCGATGTTTGGCTCTGGGGTATTCGCTCCGTACTTTAAGAACTTCCTTATCAACATCTACAATAAATTCCAATGACAAAGGCAGAGGTAGATTTTCTTATTCAGCATAAGTTAAACTTCGATTCAGTAAAACTCGGATTTACGAGAAACATTCCATTCGATGTACTTGGTCAGTATGAGCAACTCTATCGGAAGTATTTGGATGGTCAGTTTATTCTTACCCATTGGTGCGGAGCTTGTGTGTTTGATATGCTTGAAAGATTGATTAGATACTGCGAAAGTCAAGATGAGTACATTAAGGCAATTAATCCTGTAACGGAAGTTAAAAAGAGAGGGAGACCTAAAAAATGAGAATACTCGTAATTACTCAGCAGAACTCAGGAGTAGGATACCATCGCTTAATGCTTCCTGTTCACTTTCTCCCGAAGGCTTATGCTTTGATAACTGATGTACTTAGCGAGGAAACTTTGAAAGAAGGATGGGATATTGTTTACATTAATCGATTCATACCTGCTATTCATATCTCAGTCTTAGAAGATTTCAAAGAGAGGTACGGATTCAAGTTAGTAATCGATATCGATGATTATTGGCATTTAGACCAATGGCACATTCTTAAAGATGTTTATCCTACTCAGGCGGTAATCGACCATATCAAAATAGCAGACCTGGTTACTACTACTACTGATAGGCTATGGAATGAGATAAGACTAATAAACTCAAACGTAGCAATAGTTCCAAACGCTTTGCCTTATGGAGAGGATCAGTTTACCGATGTTGTAACAAATAGCGACAAAGTTCGTTTCATCTACGCAGGTTCAATCACTCACGAGAAAGACCTTCAGCTATTACAGAACCCACTAAAGAAAGTAGCATCTGACTCGGTACTTAAATCGAAGGTTCACTTCCGTTTGTGTGGATTCGATAACCCGAATAGATATTCAGAAGCGGTATGGCATAAGATGATTCATTACTTTACTTGTGGGTTGAAGCTCGGAGATATCGAAAGGAATAAGAAGGTAACCGAGTATATGAACTTCTACAATAACGCAGATGCTACGATAGTCCCTCTCGTTCATTCGAAGTTTAACTCAATGAAGAGTAACCTAAAAATCTTAGAGGCTGCGTGTAAGAAGATTCCTGTTATCATTTCTAACGTACCTCCATACGATGATGCACCTCACGTTATCAAGATAGATAAACAGACTGAGTGGTATCCTGCGATTAAAAAAATAACCGAGGATGCTATTTATAGAAAAGAACTCGGAGAAGCAAATTACGAGTGGTGTAACGAGAACTTTAATCTGCACAAAGTAAACATCCTTAGAAAACAATTATTTGAATCTATATGCCAGTAACTCAATGTAAGAACGGAAAGTGGAAAATCGGTACAGGAGAATGTCAGTATGATACAAAAGAGAAGGCTATGGAAGTATGGAAAGCAATTTTAGCATCAGGACAATATGGCAAAGTTAACAACAAACAAAGTAACCTTTGGGAAACGGAAGGGGGGAAAAGCTCAGAAGAGCCGAAACAAAAACAATCGTAAAGAAAGAAATTACAGAGGTCAAGGAAGATGATACACGAATCAGCTTACATACATCCGACTGCGGTAATCTACGATGGAGTAGTAATCGAAGATAATGTCTATGTCGGACCTCTTTGCATTATCGGTGGTCCTGCTGAGTGGAAAGGTAAAGAGGATAACGTAGGTAAAGTGATTATCAAGAAAGGAGCAAGGCTCACAGGATTAGTAACTGTCGATTCAGGAACGCATCAGAATACAACCATCGGAGAGAACTGCTACTTGATGAAACACTCTCACGTAGGACACGATGCGATAATTCAGGATGGAGTTACGATAAGCTGCGGTGCGAAAATCGGAGGTCATTCGATTATCCATCAGAATACTAACATAGGACTGAATGCAGTTATACATCAGAAGGTAGTAATACCAGAAGGATGTATGATAGGTGCTTCCGCTTTCGTAGGTAAGAAATCAGAATTACAACCATTTCATAAATACGCAGGAGTACCTGTAAAAGATTTAGGATGGAATCGATGAACATAAATGTCATACTCTTAGACTACGATAGGCACGACTATACTCAACGGGTAAAGGATGTGAACTTCAATAACGCAGGGTATCCTTTCGACTTTACCATAGTCGATATGAAAGGAATCTCTAAAGCTATTAACTACGGAATCTTTCAATCGAGGACATACGATGCGGTAGTTACAATGGCTAATGATATCCTTATGCCTAATAGTTGGCTCGAAAGAATGGTACAAGCGATGATAACTATTCCTAATTCTGGTATGATAGGGATTCACACAGTCGAAAGTATCTCAGAGCCTACCACAATCAACGGACTCCAAGTACACATACAAGAAGCAGCCTTCGGGAATGTTCTTATACCGATGAAAGCCATAGACAAAATAGGTTACTTTAATGAAGCCTACGATCCATACGGAATGCAGGATAGAGATTACTCTTACCGCTTACAAATGACAGGACACCTGAATTACTATCTAAGCGGACTGCGAGCAGAACATATTGGACACGATGTAGGACAAGATACACCTTACCGAAGGATGAAGGATGAAGGACTAAGCAAGTGCGATTATCTATGGGCGAGAGAGACAGGAAAATATCAAGAAGAAAATAACTACACTATCTATCAAACAGAATGGCTATGATAAAGCTACCTATTAATCAAGTAAAAGCGAACCCGAATAATCCGAGGATAATTAAGGATGATAAATTTAAGAAGCTCGTACAAAGCATTAAGGAGTTCCCTGAGATGCTTGAGCTTAGACCTATCGTAGTTAATGAGGATATGGTTGTACTCGGTGGGAATATGCGACTGAAAGCCTGTAAGGAAGCAGGACTTGATAAAGTACCTGTTATCAAAGCAAGCAACCTAACGGAAGAACAACAGAAGGAGTTTATCATTAAGGATAACGTAGGCTTTGGGGAGTGGGATTGGAACGACCTTGCGAATAATTGGGAGACAGAAAAGCTACAAGAGTGGGGTTTGGATATACCTGGGTTTGAAGCAGAAGTATTAGAAGCAGAGGAAGATGATTTCGCAGCACCAGAAGGAGGAATCGAAACGGATATCGTATTAGGAGATTTGTTTGAGATAGGAGAGCATCGTTTGCTTTGTGGAGATTCAACGGATAGCGACCAAGTAGCAAAGCTGATGAATGGAGAGAAGGCTGATATGGTATTTACTGATCCTCCGTATGGTGTAAGTTATACAGGAGGTCACGACCCTAAATATCAAAGAGTAATGATTGAGAATGATAAGCTACAAGGCGAAAATTTAACAGACCTATTTTATGAAGCTTTAATGAATGCAGATATATTTACACACGACCATTGTGCATTTTATATATGGTATAGTACAAATAAATCAGTAGAAACATTTAATTCTTTTGCTAATCTTAATTTTCAAGTAAGAGCAGTTTTATGTTGGTATAAAGTAAAAAGCGGATTAGGTGCTTTTATGGCTCAATATATACCAAACTTTGAACCATTTATATATGCATTTAAGAAAGGTAAAAGTCCTCAATGGTTTGGTCCAAGTGATGAAAAAAGTGTATGGGAATTAAAGAAGGATAGTAAAAATGAATACCACCCTACACAAAAACCTGTTGAGTTACCAGAACGAGCAATGAAAAATAGTAGCAAAAAAAATGATATTGTTTTAGACCTTTTTGGTGGAAGCGGAAGCACAATGGTTGCAGCAGCACAATTAAATCGTAAGGCAAGGTTAATGGAATTTGACCCTAAGTATTGCCAAGTGATTGTGGACAGGATGAAGAAACTTGACCCGACTTTGGTAATCAAACGCAATGGGTTACCTATTGAATAACAGACGATAAACAGACACTATGGCATTCCCTCACGATGGAAATAAAATACAGAAGGGTACTACGTTAAACCCTAACGGGAGACCTAAAAAGTACGTTACTCTACTCAAAGAGCAGGGGTATAAGCTATCCGAGATCAACGATACCATCCAGACAATGCTTCAGATGGACTTGGACGAACTGAAAGAAGTTTGGGATAACCCGAAGGCTACAATCTTGGAAAAGACCATAGCCAACGCAATGAAGAAAAGCCTGGAGAAAGGTAGCCTGTATTCGGTTGAAACGCTCTTGACTCGTGTATATGGAAAGCCAAAAGAAACGCAGCAGGTTAGTACAGACTCACGAATCGAGGTGGTATTCGTGAAGGGTAAAACAATTCTATGAGGCTTGAACTTCCTGAACCGCATATTAACCAACAGAGAATACTTGACAGCGAAGCAAGGTTCAGGGTGGTTATGTGCGGTCGAAGATTCGGGAAGTCAGAACTCAGCCAGATAGAAATCATCTCAAATGCTTTACTTGGTAAGTCAGTCGCTTATATCACTCCAACTTATCAGCTCGCTCGTGTGTTCTTCGAGAGACTTATTCAAGCAGTACCATTCGAATCCAATAAATCAGAACTCACTATTAAGTTCCCGAACGCAGGCTCGGTAGATTTCTTTACAGGTGAGAGACTCGATAACCTGCGAGGTAGAAAGTTTCACCTCGTTGTAGTGGATGAGGCTTCCTTTATTCCTAATCTCGAAGATGGGTGGCTTAACTCTATCCGCCCTACCTTAACCGATTACAAAGGTCGAGCGATATTCCTATCTACTCCTAAGGGAAAGAACTTCTTTTACTCTCTCTTCTTAAAGGGAGGAGAACCAGATTGGGAGGCTTTCCGATTTACTACCTACGATAACCCTTATATCGATAAGGGAGAGATAGATGATGCACGCACTCAACTCCCTGAGGTGGTCTTTGAGCAGGAGTATATGGCTAACCCTGCTGAGAACTCATCTAACCCATTCGGTTCTTCATACATCAAGCAATGTACTTTCCCCATATCTCCCGAACCTGCGATAGTGTACGGAGTGGACTTAGCTAAGGCGGTGGATTGGACTGTGATAATCGGACTCGATAGGAATGGCTCTGTCTGTCATTTCGATAGATTCCAGAAGGATTGGAGACAAACAAAGCAAACTATCCTGAGCCTAAATAAAGCCCCAATTTTGATAGATAGCACAGGGGTAGGCGATCCTATCTTCGAAGATTTACAACGCGAAGGATTGGCTATAAATGGCTTCAAATTCAGTTCTACGAGTAAGCAGCAGCTAATGGAGGGATTATCATCAGCGATTCAGCAAAGAAAGATAACCTATCCTGAAGGGAATATCGTAAACGAGTTAGAGGTTTTTGAGTATCAGTACACCGCAACAGGAGTAAGATATTCTGCTCCTCCTGGGTTTCACGATGACTGCGTTATGAGTTTGGCTCTCGCTTGGCATCACTATACTCGTAACTCAGGACAGGGTAGGTATAGTTTCCTATAAGGTACATAATTGCGTATTCTGCTATTTATGTATATGACATACGAAATAGCAAAACAATTATTTGAATACAAGAACGATACCTTGTATTGGAAAAGTGATACAAATCACAACTATAGTGGTAAGCCTGTATCTCCATCAACTAAAAGAAACTATCTTCAATTAAAGCACAAAAATAAACTATACTATGTTCATAGGATAGTATTCCTTCTTCATAATGGATATATGCCAAAATATGTAGATCACATAAACAGGAATAGACACGATAACAGAATAGAAAATTTAAGAGCCTGTACTGTGATGCAAAATATGGCTAATTCTTCTGGATGGAGGAATAAGAGTTTACCAAAAGGAGTTTCTATGAATGGGAATAATTATACAGCTCGAATTATGGTTAATAATAAGCAGATTAGATTAGGTACATATAAAACAATAGAAGAGGCTAAAAATGCTTATATCTCTAAATCATTAGAATTGAATGGTCAATATAGTTCGTTTGCTTGAGGTTTGCAAACAGCGAACGTGAGCTGATAATGTTACTTATTCGGCTCAAAAGTAAACATATTTGCTTACTATAAGACGCATAGGACACAACTCTAAAAATATCTATTTATGAGTATGACTTGGAAAAACGTAAACGTATTTCAATGGCAGCAAATCGTGGATTTGTTCACGAAGTCTAAAGACGTAACTGAATTAGATTTAGCGGTTAAGTGCGTGGCTATCCTCAAGGGAATGACTGAGTATCAGATAGATTCTATGCCTCTCGGTGAGTTAAACCCACTTCTCAAGTCTATCGATTTCATTCACGAAGAGATAAAGCCTGAGCCTCAGAAGTTTATTAAGGTAGGTAAGAAACGCTACAAGTGTATCTACGATGTCCGTAAAATTCCTGCTGCTCGTTATATCGAGAGCAAGTACTTCGCTAAAGATGTGAACGCTAACCTACATAGGATCGGTGCTTGTATGGTTATGCCTATGAAGAAAACTCTTTTCGGGTGGAAGGTAGATAAGTACGATGCGAGCAAGCACGAGGACTACGCTCAGGATTTGTTGGAAGCTCCTATAACTGCGGTACTCGGAAGCGTGGTTTTTTTTTGTCTCGTTTACAGGAATTGGATAAAGGCTTCGAAGGATTATTTGGTAGCAGAGATGATGGAGAAGAGCTTGACGAAGTACCAAGCAGAGGTTCTGTATCAAACTTTATGCGAGACTTTGGATGGATTTATCAAGCCTCATTGGTGGCTGAGTTCGAGAGAATCACGATGGAAGAGGTTTACGATATTCCTACAATCCAATTCCTTAACGACCTTTCTTACCTCAAAGCGAAAAACGAGTACGAAGCAGAGCAGTTAAAGAAAGCCAATGGCAAAGTCCGTTAAACAATTACAGGATGAGGTACTGAGTTACTTAGACTCACAGGGTCAAAGCAAAGCTGCGTTCGAGGATGTAAATAAGTTACAAGGTGTTGAGAAGCTGCTCGTATTAAGTGCAGCTAATTTTATTTTGAAGGTACAAGAGAATCTCAACCAATCTGGTCGAGTAGATACAGGTGCTTTGGCAAGCGACATCGAAAGCGGAGATGTAGTAACAGGTGGAGGGTCGGTAAGTATCACAGTCGGTTATCCTGCTGAGTCTAAAGCAGCTAAATACTACGACTTCGTTAATAAGGGAGTTAAAGGTACTCGCTCAGGTAGTCCATCGGATAGTCCATATTCGTTTAAGAATGAGCGTGTAGGCGGTTTACGGAACGCTATCGAAGGATGGCTGAAGCGAAATAACATAGCATCGAGGAACGAGGATCAAAAAAAGAATCTATCCCCAGTACAAAGAAAGCGGAAGCGTCTATCTAAGATGGTAAGTGAAAGCAGTAGAATTAAATCTCTTGCGTATGCGGTCTCTGTTTCTATCAAGAGGAAGGGTCTTAAAAAGACAGGCTTCATTGATAAAGCAGCTCAGTTCGCTTTCGGAAAAGAGTTTAATGATGCAGTAGCTAAAATAATAGGAAGAGAAGTAGTAATAAACATAAGAAATGGCAATAACATTAGATAACGCTCCTAACAATTACCAATCCTTTCACGAGGATATGTGGTATGTAGCGAGTTCAACGAACACAGGACAGAGTAACTTTAAGTACGTCTTTGATGTGTATATTAATTCAGTATTGGTAGCGAGAATAAAATCATTCCCTCAGCCTACTACCAACAAAGGATTATTCAACGTAGCACCGATAATCCGTAACTATTGGGCGAGTTACTTTCAGCCTGCAACTTCTCAGACTGCGTTTAATTACTTAGGATCAGGAAATCGAGTTACTTATACTATTCAATTCGGAGAAGAGTACGGAGGTACTTTATACACTAACTTAGGAGAGGATGAGCGAGATGCGTTTAACTACTATCCGAATATCACAACAGGTAAAGCTGCTTTCGATGGTACTTGGTATCAAGGTCAGTACTTAGGATACTTATTAACCAAGCGAGATAAAACACAACTGCAAACGAATCAGACAGGGAATAGGTTATTTATTACTCTACAGAATACAGACATTAATACTCCTGTAGATTGGCAAATAGAAGTAACGAGAAGCAACGGAGGTACTACATCTATTGGAGGTATTATTTCTGTTAGTGATATATCTGTTTTGGATATTTCACCTACTGCACTTAATACCTACTTAGGCTCTTCGTTTATCACATCAGCTACAGAATCATACATAGTAAGAACATTCAACGATACTATAGGAGATTATACGGATGAGGTAACAGTTACAAAGATTTGTCAGCCTCGACATACACATATTCCCCTGCACTTCCTTAACTCAGTAGGTGGATACGATACGATGATATTCACTCTGGTTAATCGTGAGAGTAGAAACATAGAACGCAAATCCTTCGAGCAAGCGGAGTGGCAGTATCGATCTTCAGATATGTTCAGATGGAATCAGTACAACGTATTTAACGGAGGCTCGGTGCAGTTTAATACTCAGCACACAATCACTTACAAGCTAACGAGTGATTGGCTTAGTCTTACCGATTACACTTGGATAAGAGACCTTATAGCATCTCCTGAAGTGTATATGGAGAATGGAGGTACGTTTATTCCTGTTAAGATTAGTACAAGCCAATGGACTCAGAAAAACCGCTACGTTGATAAGGTATATAACCTTGAGTTGGACATTGAATTTGGTAGTAAAGAATTTAGCCAATACCGATGAGAACTGAAATCTACATAGAGAATCAAAGCCTCGACCTTTACAAGGATATCTCAGCAGAGTTTACCTATAATATCGATGATGTTAAGGACTTCTCTTCTCGGAATACCAACTTTTCCAAAACAATAGTAATCCCAGGTAATGCAACTAATAACAAACTATTCGGGCATATCTTCGAGTTCGGTAATAGTAACTTCTACAATCCTACAGCCGATAACGTGGGTTACAACTTCAACGCAGCCAAGTCTGCTGCTTGTGTTGTCTATGTAGATAAGATACAAATCTTCAAAGGGATTATCCGACTGCTTGAGATAATTATCGATAACGGAAGCATAGAGTACGAGTGTGCTGTATTCGGTGAGCTTGGTGGATTCGTTTCTGCTATTGCAAATGGTAAAATAGAGGATTTAGATTTCTCTGCGTATAATCACGTTTGGAATGTAACCAATATAACTAACTCTTGGAATCAAGTAGATGGTAGCGGTTACTTCTATCCGCTTATTGACTATGGTCAGGTTTCAGTAGGTAAAAAGGATTGGCAGTATAAGGCTTTCCGACCTGCTTTGTTCGTTCGTGAGTACATCGATAAGATTATCACAGGAGCAGGCTATACGTGGGAGAGTTCGTTCTTCAATACTAACTTATTCAAGAGGTTAGTAATCCCTAACAATCAGAAGGACTTGAGTGCGTATTCTACTACTGCTTTCAAATCTGATGTTTTACCTAAGTTCGATACTACCGATTATTACGCTGCTGCTGGCTCTAATATCAAGTTAGAGTATCCATCTCCTTCAATAGCAGGTAGCTTTACTGCATCTCTTAGCAATACTCGATTCACTTATACAGGTGCTTCGACTATTTCGATTACTGTAACTGCTACTCTTAACGGTTCATACGAGGATAGTGCAGAAACAATGTATTTCGTAGTTAGAAAAAATGGAACTACTGATATAGCTACTTCCCCATCTGTTGAAAATCTATACGATAGTTTTGATTTTACTTTTAGCGGTACAGGTACATTCGCTACCAATGATTACTTTGAGGTTATAGCCATTCGACAGAATAACGCTTTAGATTATCGCATATTCATAAATAGCGGTAACATCGAGTTAAATACTGATGTAACGCAAGCCGTTGTTTTGAACCTTGGAGAAACAATACAGATAAATAAAACAATTCCAAGAGGCGTATTTCAAAAAGACTTCTTCTCTTCGATTGTGAAGATGTTTAACCTGTATGTAACAGAAAGCACAGATAAGACAAAGCATCTTATTATTTCTCCTTACATCGACTATTACGATTTCAATGATACAATAGATTGGAGTATAAAGATTGATAGGTCTAAGCCTTTTAGACTAAAGCCGATGAGCGAACTTAACGGAAGGTTCTTTGAGTACAAATACAAGCAGGATGCTGATTTCTATAATGAGAATTACTTTAAGAAATACAACGAAGGATATGGAGATTTCATAGAGGATACAGGTTACGAGTTTGCTAATGAAAGACAAACTGCTGAGATAGTATTCGCAGCTACTCCTTTGATTCTTTACGCAGGAGATGATAAAGTCCATTCTATTATTCTAAAGCGAAGCAATACTCAAAGCAATAACCCATCAGAAGATAAGATGGATAGCGTTATCCGTATCCTTCAGGTTAAGAAGATAACAGGAGTTGCTTCATACAAGATTGAGGATGGCACAAGTAACCTACTAAACACTACTACCTACGGATATGGTGGACACTTAAACGACCCTTACACTCCTACTGCGGATATTAACTTCGGTGCTCCTAAAGAGATTTATTTTACTCTCAGTAACCCTTATCCTTCCGCTAATTTATTTAACGGATATTGGGGAGATTACGTTGCTGAGATTTCCGATAAAGATTCTAAGCTACTTACCTGTAACGTGCGGTTAACGGATATCGATATCTACAATCTTGATTTCTCTCGACCTATCTGGATAGATGGTTCACTATGGAGATTGAATAAGGTTATGGACTATAACCCAATGGTAGAAGATACTACTAAGTGTGAATTTATTAAAGTAATAGAAACAACATACGCATAATGGCACAGGAAACAGTAGGTATAAAAATAGAAGTACAAGGCGGGGAAACTATTGGCAACCTTAAAAAAGATTTGAAGGAAGCCAATCTTGCATTAATACAAGCTCAAAAGAATTTCGGAGAATACTCTAAAGAGGCTATCGCTGCTGCTCAGAAAGTAGCAGGTCTAAAAGATTCAATTCAAGAAGCTAAAGAGACTGCTGATCTATTCGACCCAGGTAAAAAATTCCAAGCCTTTACGGGGGTTCTTAGTTCTGTTGCAGGTGGGATAAGTGCTGTACAAGGTGCGTTCGGTTTATTGGGTGCAGAGGGTAAGCAAGTAGAACAGGCTTTATTGAAAGTTCAGTCTGCTCTCGCTTTGTCTCAGGGGTTGAGTACGATTAGGGATTCGGCTAAAGACTTTCAGAGATTAAATGCTATTATTCAATCTACTGCTATCTTTCAGAAGGCGAATAACGCTGCGACTGCGATAGCTATCACTTTGCAAAAGGCTTTCGGGGTAGCGACTGTTGGTACAGGTCGAGCGTTTACAATTCTAAAGGGTGCTATCGCTGCTACAGGTATCGGACTTCTCGTAGTAGGTTTAACTACTCTTATTGGCAAGATATCTGAATGGACTTCAACAAGTGAGAAAGCAGCAGAGGCTCAGAAGAAACTCGCAGAACAAAATGAAGTAGTTAATGCAAGCCTTCAGAATCAGATAGATGTTTTAACTGCGGTAGGTAATAAAGAGAAGGAAATCTTAGCACTTAAAAAGCAGCAGATAGATAATGAATTAAATGTTCTTCGTACATCTGCAAAAGCAAAGGGTGAACTTACTCTTGATGAGCTGAAAAAGTTTCGTGACCTAAAAACTCAGAAGGAAGTTTTAGACATCGAAGAGCAGAATAGATTAAATAAGATAGATAAAGAAGCTAAGGATAAACAAGATGCTAAGAATAAAGAGGCAGCAGAAAAGAATAAAGCAGCAGCTCAGGAGCGTGTAGCTGCTAATAAGCAAGCTGAAGAAGATATTAGGAAAGCACGTCAGGAAGCTGAGTTAAATGCTATTACAGATGAGAATCAAAGAAGGATTCGACAAGCTGAGATAAACTTCGAGAATAGGAAGTTAGAAATAGAGGAGCTGAAGGCGAGTGAAAAGCTAAAGACTCAGCTATTAGTAGAAGAACAAAAGCTAAGAGATCAAGCCATAGCAGAGGCGAAAGCAGCAGCAGTTCAGGCTGAGTTCGATGCTATTTTTGCGAGATTAGAAAGAGAACAGGAGTTAGAAGAAATAGAAAAGAAAAGAATAGCAGATGCTAATCAAAAAGAGTTCGATGATTTATTTGCTCAGTTAGATGCAGAAACTAAAGCGGAAGCAGCAGCAGCCGAAGCTCAGAAGGAGATAGAGAAGCAAAAAGCAGACTTTAGAAAGCAGCAATTTTCAGAGGTTGGAGATGCTTTAGGTAAACTCGGTGAGATAGTTGGTCAGCAAACCGCAGCAGGTAAGGCTCTCGGTATCGCTCAGGCTTTGATTAATACTTATTCAGGTGCTACCGAAGCACTCAGACAAAAGTCCGTTCTGCCTTCTCCGTTTGACTTCGTAGCTAAAGCTATTAACGTAGCAGCTATTATTGCTTCAGGTATTAAATCAGTAAAGGCTATTGCTGCGGTAAAAGTACCTGGAGGCGGTGGTGGTACTCCTGCCATCCCTTCGGCTTCAGTTGGTGGCGGTGCTGCTCCGATTTCTCCTCAAGCTCCGATTCAGAATACAGTAACCCAATTAGATCAGAGGTCTATTAATCAATTAGGTTCTGCTACAAATCGCTCTTATGTATTGGAATCAGATGTAAGTAACTCTCAGGAAAGAATCACTCGTATTAACAGAGCAGCAAGATTAAACTAAAATCTATTTAAGAATATGGAAAAGGAATTACCAATTTACAGACTCGATATAAACGAAGACGAAGAATCCAACGTAGAGGTGGACTTCGTGGCTTTAGTAGATAGACCTGCGATAGAGCGGTCATTTTTGGCTTTCGCTGACTCGTATAGTGATTATCCTGAGTCGGTTAAGAACAACGCAAAGAACGCTCTGAAATGGGTAGAAGAAAACGGATGGGGTTCGTGTGGTACTCCTGTCGGTAAACTCCGAGCCAATCAATTAGCGAACGGAGAGCCTATCTCTTTAGAAACTATTAAGCGTATGTATTCTTTCCTGAGTAGGCACGAAGCCAACGCAGATAAGTCTAAAGGCTACGGAGATGGCTGCGGTCAGTTGATGTACGATGCGTGGGGTGGTAAATCTGCTTTAAGTTGGGCTGAGTCTAAGATTCGCCAATCGGAGAAGATGAGCTTTGAGATTCAGGATGAAGAGGAAAGAATTATCTCTGGACCGTTGATGTTAGCAGATACTCCTATCTACCGATACGATTCAAGCGGCGAATATTACGTTGTATTCACCGCAGACACTATCAAGAAAATCGCTCAGAAGTATTTCAAGAAGGGTTATCAGTCGAACGTAAATCTGATGCACGATAACGGAATGACAGTGGAAGGAGTAACAATGTTTGAGAGTTGGATAGTCGATGAAAAGCGAGGGATCAAAGCGATGAAGGGATTTGAAGATGTAAAGGATGGCTCTTGGTTCGGTTCGTTCAAAGTCGAGAATGAGGATGTATGGGAACTCGTTAAAGAAGGTAAACTAAAAGGCTTCTCAGTTGAGGGGGTCTTTAACTATTCGAAGAGCGGAATAAGTAATCCACAGAAAATGATGCAGGATATTATAGATATCTTACATCAAGTATCTTAGTAGTCTCATAGCGTTTAGTTTTTGGTTAAAATCGGGGGGCGTTTCTACGCTCCCCTTTTCTATGTGGTAACATTCAGCACCTTAGCCTATTTATGGTTAAATTATTTTATGACCCCTTTAGAAGCACTCTTGCAAATCAAGCAGATGTTCGCTGAAGTTCCTCAGCCTGTCCAAGCACAGGAGATTGAGGTATCAATCGAGCCTGCTGCTCCTGAGTACAAAGAATACGTACTCAAGAACGGAGCGAAGATCAAGATGGATAAGCTCGAAGTCGGTGGTAAGGTTATGCTCGTAGATGATGCAGGTCAAGAAAGTCCTGCTCCTGCTGGCGAACACGAACTCGCTGATGGAATGGTTATCGTACTTGATGAGAATTCTGTGATTACTGAAATCAAACAACCTGAAGCTGCTCCTGTTGAAGAAGTAGTAGATGAGGAGTTGAGTAAGAAAATCGCAGAGATGGAAGCTCAAATCGAGGATATGAAGAAGGGCAAAAAAGCACAAGAAGTTAAGATGGCAGAAGCAGAAGCAAAGTTTTCGGCTGCTATCAAAGAACTTACTGATGTTGTTTTGCAACTGATTCAGACTCCTTCTGCCGATGCTACCGAGAAACCTAAGCAAACATTCAACAAAGTAGTACCGAGCAAAGACGCTCGTATTAATAACTTTTTGAGTAAATACGCAAAATAAAAATCTAAAATCTAAAATTTACAACAATGGCATTTGATGTAACCGCACTAACCAACTATACCAAAGAGAATGAAGCACTCTTGGTTACGAGTTCTGTACTCGGTGCAAAAACCGCTTCTCTGATTAAGGCACAAGGTAACGTAATGGTAGGGGTTAAATCCTCTGAGAAAATCAACATTATGGATACCGATGCTATCTTCCAAGCAGGTGGTACTTGCGGATTCAACGCTTCTGGTACTACTACTTTCACACAACGTACTGTGACTGTTGGTAAGATCAAAGTAAACGAGTCTCTGTGTCCTAAATCTCTTGAGAGCAAGTATCTGCAAAAGGCTCTTCCTGAAGGAAGCCGCTACGATTCTATCGCTTTCGCTGCTGAGTACAACGACAAGAAGTCTGCTCGTATCGCTGCTCAGTTGGAGACTGCTTTGTGGCAAGGTGATACCGCTTCTGCTAACGTAAACCTGAACAAGTTTGATGGTTTTGTTAAGCTGATTGGTTCTTCTGCTGTTGAAGCTAACAACACAACTTACTACGGAACTCCTGCTACTTCTATCACTGCTGCTAACGTAGTTGCGATTGTAGATGCTCTGTATCGTGCTATTCCTGCTCAGGTTGTAGCTAAAGATGATATGACTATCTTTATGTCTCAGGATGTATTCCGCACTTACACCATCGCTCTGAAGAACGCTAATATGTTCAACTACTCTTTCGATGGTAAAGCTGATAGCGAGTTCGTTCTGCCAGGTACTTCTATCAAAGTAGTATCTACTCCAGGTCTGAATGGTGTTAGCAAGCTGTATGCTATGCGTTTGAGCAATGCTTTCCTCGGTACAGACCTTCTGAACGAAGAAGAGCGTTACGAGTTGTTCTACGCTAAAGAAGCTGATGAGGTTCGTTTTGTAGCTGAGTTCAAACTCGGTGTAAACGTAGCCTTCCTCGATGAGGTTGCTTCTTTCATCATCTAATAAATCGGGGGGCTAATCACCCCCCACTTTTTAACTTAATAAATTCAATAATATGCCTTGTGCTTTAACTCAGGGATACACCTTAGATTGTAAGGATAGTTTGGGTGGTATCAAAGCGGTATGGATGATTGAATCAGGTAACGTAACTGCAATCACCGAAGCTTCTGGTATCGTTTCTGCTATCACAAAATCAGCAGGTAAGGTATTCCGTAAATATGAGTTAGTTAAGAATACAGGTGCTTTGACTGAGACTATTACTGCTTCTGTAGAAAACGGAACAGTATTCTACGCTCAGGAACTCAGCATCGTTCTTAATAAACTCCAAGCGAATACTCGTAATGAGATTCTGCTTCTCGCTCAGAACACTTTGTTGGTTGTTGTTCAAGATGCTAACGATAAGTATTGGCTCTTGGGTCGCACACAGGGTTGTGATGTTACAGGCGGTACTGCTGCAACTGGTACTGCTCAGGGAGACCGTAGTGGTTACACTTTGACTATCACAGGTAGCGAAAAACAACTCGCTCCTGAGGTTGCAAGTGGTATCATTGCAGGTCTTACTACTTAATGCTTTCGTGGCTCGTTATAGGTAGGTAGATTAACCGTCTCTTCGGAGGCGGTTTTTCTTTTTGGGAAAAAAACAGAATTTATCTATTTAGTAGTATGATTCACTTTACTAAGAACTCTACTTCTACGATTATACTGACTCTGACAGAGAAGCAGACTCTTACTACTCCGAACTATTTGTTTTGGTTTAAGAGTCGTGGAACCAATCAGATAGTCTCTTTTGTGGTATTAAACGCAGGTGATTTGAGTCCGCACAAGGAAAGATATAACGAGTTCGATATAGATGTTAATGATTACTTTGAGGATTCTCCTGAAGGGGATTGGGAGTATAAGATTTACGAGCAGACATCTACTACTAATACTGACCCCGATTTAGCGACAGGACTTGTAGAAGATGGAATTATGCGACTGAATAACTTGAGTAACCTTCTGAATGTAAATGTTTACAATAACGTGTACTTAAATAACTAAGATGAATCCTGAAAGTGCTTTGATAATTAGCGATGAGAATTTCGATGGGTTCATTAAGCATAACCCTGATAATGGCTTTGTAGTTCGTGCTACTCAGCCTTCAGGGTTTACTATCTTAAATACGAATAGCTCTTTCAATGTTTATAGCGATGTAGATAATTCCTTTACATCTTACAATACAGATAATACTTATACAACTTTATGATGGACAACATTGTGATATTAAGTTTCGCTGAGGCGAAGCAGCCTGAGTACCGAGAGAAAAAGGGTGTGGGGTATATTGAATTTGGTGATAAGAACGACTACCCTACTTATCTCTTGGGTCTTTACAATAAGAGTGCGAAGCATAATGCTATCGTGCGAGGTAAAGTTAACTACATCATCGGGAATGGTTGGCAAAGTGATGAGGTAGATGCTCAGGCAGAATTATTCATCAAAGCTCCGAATCCTTACGAGAGTCTTATCGATATTACTCGCAAAGTATCAAGCGATGTTGAGATTTTCGGAGGTGCTTACTTGGAAGTTATTTGGAGTAAGGTCGGTGGAATGTTGGCTGAGATTTGCCATATCGACTACACTAAGATTCGTTCTAATAAAGATAATACGCAGTTCTGGTATAAACAGGATTGGTCAGATAGAAAAGAAGAGCCTAAGGTTATTCCTGCTTACAATACTCAAAACCGAGTAGGTAAACAGATAATGTACATTAAAGAGTACCGCCCAGGTTTGGATACATACGCACTTCCTGGCTATATGGGTTCTCTGAATTATATCGAGAGCGATGTAGAAGTATCTAAGCACGTTTTAGGTAACGCACAAACAGGGTTTTCTGCAAGTAAACTTATTACCCTTCCTAACGGAGAGCCTTCTCCCGATGAGAAGCGGAATATCGAGCGTAGGTTTACGGATCGCTTCAGCGGTTCTGATGGTAAGAAATTTATTCTCTCTTTCGTACAGGATTCAGCACGCAAGCCTATCGTAGAAGATTTAGGGGCGAGTGATTTGACTAAAGAAGATTTCGGTCGTGTCGATGAGATGATTCAACAGAACATTTTTGCAGGGCATCAGATTACTGCTCCTGATTTGTTCGGTATCTCTACTCCTGGTGCTTTAGGTTCACGCTCTCAGATTCGGGATGCTTACGAGATTTTCAAGAATACTTACGTTAACGATAAGCAGCAGTTTATCGAAGGTATATTTAACAACTTAGCTAAGCAGAGAGGGGTTACTTCAGAGCTTACGATTAAGCCTGTTGAACCTATTAGCTACGAGTTTAGTGAAAGTATTATCGCTCAGTTTGCTCCTAAAGAATGGATTTTAGAAAAGATTGGTGTTGATATGACTAAGTATCAGCCAGAGCCTACTGCGGTTACTCCTGAGCCTTCTCAGGCGATGATTAACGAGCATCTCAAAGGTATGAAGGGAAGAGAGTGGCAGAACTTCCAACGAATCATTCGTGAATATAACAAAGGGAAGATAACTCGTGAGCAAGCATCTCAGATGTTGAAGAGTGCTTACGGACTCGGAGAAGAAGAGTTAGCTACTTGGTTAGGTGCGGATGAGTTCTCAAATGATATGGACGCGGTTATTCAGGTATTCTCTGAGTACGGAGAATCGGTTGATAACTATAAGACTTTGATGACTCGACAGGTATTCGGTAAGGATTTGGAGCAGGAAGAATTGGCTTTTCGGGATGAGGTAATCGATGATACTCTCGATAAAAAGATTCTGGATGTAATCGCTAAGAACAAAGGGATTTCCGATGAGGATATCGCTAAGGCGGTTAAAGAGGATTTGGTAGTCGTTAAAGAGCGTATCGGTAAACTTCAGGAGTTGGACATTCTTAAAATCAATCCTAAGGGTGTTAGGAGCCTCACCAAGCCTCTATCTGAGATTATCGATAAACCTGTTAAGACTTCGTTTCTTGTCCGCTATTCGTACGAATGGAAGTCTATCGTACCTACGAGCGAAAGAAATACCTCCGCTCATCCTTCTCGCCCATTCTGTGCTAAGCTGATGAGTTTAGATAGGCTTTATTCTCGTTCTGAGATTGAGTCTATTTCTCGGAGATTGGGTTACTCAGTATTCGACAGGGGCGGTGGATGGTGGAATATGGGAGATGGAGTAAACTCTCCTTCTTGCAGACATCAATGGGTAAGTAAGGTTGTAATTAAGAAAGATAAATAAAATGAGCAGAAACATACTTTTCATATCAGTACAGACTATTAAGGACAGAACAGGTCTGCACAATAACGTAGATGATAAACTGATTAACCCTGAGATTTTGACTGCTCAGGATATGTATATTCTACCTGCGTTAGGTACAGGACTCTACGAGCGTTTACAAACAGGTATTCAAGACCAAGACTTAACCAATGATGAAGCGACTCTTTTGGATACTTATATTACTCCTTGTTTGGTTTATTTTGTTATGTCAGAGCTTCCGATGGGGTTATCTTATCAGTTCTACAACAAAGGAATGATCCGTAAAAGCGGAGAAGGACAGGAGAATCCGAGTGCTTCCGATATGATAGATGTAGCAGATAGGTATAAGTCGAGAGCAGAGTTCTATAAGCAAAGACTCGTTAAGTATCTTAAAGAGAAGTCAGGTACTAATATGTTCCCTCTTTACAATAACCCAGGGAATGGCTACGATGTTATCGTACCTGATAACGAAGCCTACACTACTTCTATTTGGCTTGGAGATGATGACTGCTGTGCAGGTAAATCTTTTGAAGAAAAATACCAAGGTAACATAACTCGTTGCTGTGGCAAATAAAACCTACTCACTTAAAAACCAAAAGAAGCTAAAAGTCTTCTTAGAAAAGCAAGAAAATGACACTCAATCAAATCGTAAAAACGATAACGGACTTAGCGAACGCACACCAACAGATAAAGAGCGTTTACTTCGGAGACTTTCCCGATTACCTAAGTCGGGGAACGGATAACGTATATCCTTCCCTTTATTTTGATTTGACAGGTGGTCAGATTCAAGAGCGTAGTGTCGTTCTGAATTTCTCTCTGTATTTCTTTGATAGGATGCTACACGAAGAGACAAACGAGACTGAGGTTCTTAGTGATATGTTAGAGGTCTGTCAGGATATTATCGCTCAACTTCGTTCACAGACTTTTGAGTTCGATGAAGGACTGAGTGCTACTCTTTCTTTCTTTACTGAGGATACTCCCGATCTATTAGCAGGAGTTCGGGCAGATATTACC